AATTTGTCAATGCCATTGATGAAAATGTGCCTGATTACAAACTTGCTCGAAAAACTTATGCTGGCGATTTGGAGATTTTGGATGCTTTACGGATGGGCAAAGATCAATTCAAGAATCTTGACCATGAGCAAGTCAAGAAGATGGTTGACGCAATGGGCTCTGGTGAGAAAGATGCTTTTAGAACAGGTGTTGCTCGTAGCATCTATGACACCATCATGGTGCCTTCAAATAATCCAAACACAGCACAACGGGTTATTGGTTCCCCAGACATGCAAAAGAAGTTGGCAACGCTGTTTGACAACCCCGCTGAGTTTGACTTATACAAAGCGGCTCTTATGCGTGAGTCGCAACTGTTTGGAGAATCAAACAAAATTCTTGGCAATTCGGCAACCGCCAGGCGTCAAGAACTTGGTAGGTCTTTGGACGAAGATACCGGGATGATTGAAAGTGCAGCAAAAGCAGCCACTGGCAACTTTAGCGGGGCATTGAGTAGTCTAGTCATGGGTGCAATCAGGTCTGGCCAGATGTCCAAAGCACGGGCTGAAAAAATGGCTGAGATGCTGATGGCTAAGGATCCGAATGAAGTAGCTGCCGCTGTGCAAATGATTGAAGCCTATGCGGCCAAGCAAGCACCTAAGCAGTTCAGGGCCACATTAGGGGAAGCCGGTGCAGTCACCGGTACAAGTACTGCAATTTATCCAGCACCTGCCGCTACAGCATTTGACATCATGTCACCAACCACCGACATTGAGCGGGCGTTGCAAGATCGTGATGAAAGTCCAATTCAAGGACCAGACATTGAAGAAGCATTGAAAAACCGCGACAAAACAAAGTAGAATATTGACGCAGTTGTCAATCTTTAACCCCGCTTCGGCGGGGTTCTTTTATGGATGCGGACAATCGTCAGGGATAAATGCTAGGCAATGTACGGCGGTGTACTTGCTTGTGGTCTTGACCCACCTATCAATGTAGGTGTCAGGCATCAAGGCCAATGACCTGCTCACGGCTGTCGGCGTTAACTTCAGCGCAAGTGCAAGTTCCAGGGCAGTCATACCATCTGGAGCCTGGGCTAGGGTTTCCCTAATTTTTTCTGAAATTACCACGGGGCATCCTCAAAGTTTTCAGGGTTAAACGGGATGGGTTTGCTTGGCTGCGCCGGAGGCAACTCGGTGGGGAAGGGCCAGTTATCCATTGCGTTCCTTCAGCATGGCCTCGATGGCTCGGGCGTTTTTGAGTATTTGATAAGGATTGACATTTGAGTCTGATGTCCCTATTCGAGGGTCTGCGCTCCAAATTTCGTCGTCCGTCAGCCCTACCCACTCACGCTGTGGTGGGCAAATCCAACCCTCACAATTTTCACGTTCGGTAGCCTCACAATGTATGCAAGCACCGTTTGCAAACTCGCAAGGTTTTACTTCTTGTTTGGTCATGTGTTGCGCTCTTTTAAAATGGACTCCGCACTCATTGCGGCTTGAAATTTGGTTAGGCAAGACTGATTGATTGCTGGAATGTCTTCTTCCGTCAGCCCAACCCAAGGCCGCTGAGCTTTTGTTTGCCAGTAATGCACATCACACAAGTTACCCTGGTCAATATCATCTTTGTATAAATTGAATTGATAGCTACCGCAGTTCCAAGCGCCGCACTTATGTTCACATCTTTTTTCAGCCATTGTTCTTCTCCTTTAACTTGGCTTCCAAGGCTTGTCCAAACATTACTACGTTATTTCGTACTTCGTTATCAGGCGTTGATAATTTTCCATGAGTTAGGTCATACCAAAGTTGTGCCCAAGTACCTTTAATCTCGTCCTCTGTCAGCCCTACCCACGGGCGCTGTGATGGGGCGTCTTTGATCTGCGGGTTCATTATTTTTCCATCGCTTACACGCCTTACTTGCCCTGCATTCCAAGCGCGGTAGAACTCTTCTTCAATGCCGTCTTTGTGTCTCATTTTTTCTTGCGGTGTTTTTTCCCGCACCAACAACTCCCCGTTCTCTAGCTTGTCGATCAACCTGAAGCCGTGCTTATCAAGCGCGAATTGTATTTCTGCTATGTTCATGTGTTGCGCTCCTTCAGTCTTGCCTGCGCCCAAGCTACGCCTTGGTCAAACGCATCGGGCATATCTTCAATCTTGGCCCAATCCTCATCCGTCAGACCTACCCATGTGCGCTGTGCTGCTTTCCACCCCGCGACAAAGGCAATGGCGTCCAGCCCGTACTCAGCCAAGATGTTCTTGATTAACGGCCATTCGGAAGGTGCTGCGGGTGGGGCGGTGTAGAGTTTTGTGCCAACAGTCAAGTGCTGGCTAAACTCGCATTTAAATCCGTCATTGTTAACCTCTACCACTTTGCCAACAGGCTCCTGCTTTGGCAGGGGTGGGGGTTGTTGAACATCGTCAATCTCTCCGCAGTGGTAACACTGCCATGTCCAGCAACCTCTGGCATCGTGACAAAAGCGACACGCCACCGGCTCGGCTTGCGGCACTGGTAATGCCTTCGTATCCCCGCAGTCTTTGTAATGACACGCGTCTCCGTCTTGGCAGGGACATCGTGGGTCTTTTCCTATGCATGTCATGTCTTCTCCTTGATGCCGTGGGCGGCTTTGTGCTGCTCGATAACTGCAAATAAATTGTCCATGTTTTGCAAATCTGCGTCTCCCCAACCCAAGCTGCCGCAAAAACTATCCAACGAGTTTGCAGCAGCCTCCAAAACCTCCAGCGGCACAAGCACATCATCCGTCAGCGGCTTGCGCTGCACTGGCTGTGCCAAGGCTGCTTGGATGGAGGTGATGGCGTCAAGGATGTATTCAGGCGCTCCGTCTTCATCATGCTCACGATAAATGTCGCGCTCAGTTTCCAACGCCTTTAGCGCCTGTTGCGCGGCTTGTCGTAGTGTGGTCATCACGCATCCCTCCACTGCCAGCCAAGCAACTGCTCGGTGTTTTTGATTTGCTCCTCCGACGGCTTGTGATACATTGCAAAGGATGTGTTTAGCAATCCCTCTTTGTACAGCACCCAAAAGCCCACAGGTGAGGGCGGTAAAATAAATTTGCCGTCATCAATCATGTCAATCTCCTATAATCCAAAATCGGCCAGAAACTCGGCCAAGAATAAATAAAACAGTGGGTAGTCAGGCGGCGACTGTGAGTCAAAGTACACGGTAAATTCAGTAGCTGCAACCTCTGCAATCTTATTTTCCCAGCGTGTAGAGTAAACGTATTGTTCAGCCATCTCCCGCAGCGCCGTGCTGACTGGGCCATAAGCCAAGTGAGCGTCCTCCGGGTGGATGCGGTAGTTAAATTTTGGCACCAAGTGAATACCAGAAACACCGTACCATGTTCCTTCCCACTCTGATTGCATCCTCGCGCCCCTTGCGGCAGCGTGTAACAGGCGGCTCATGTTTGCTCTCCTTCTGCGTTAGCAATGGCTTCACGGGCTACATCGGTCAAACCGTAACGTGCGCCCATGTCTTTCAACGCCTTCAGCAGTTCCTGATTTACTGCATGGAGTCGGCGCAGTTCGGCGGCGGCGACAAGGTTGGCAAAGGCGAAAAGGTCATCATCGCCCGAATTATTGCCGTCGATAATTAACCCCGCCTCCCGCGCCATGCGATTGATGTCATCTTTGATCATGTGCGCTCCTTAAGTTCGGTAATATAATCCTTAAGTTCGGTAATAAAATCCTTAAGTTCTTGAATTTTTTCCACGTAAGCCTTGCACTTGGCTAATTCGACAAGCTCGGCAAAGCGTTGGAGATATTTGTATTCACCGAACTCAAACCGATGGCCGTCATCACGGACTCCTGCAACCCGCGCCATCTTGATGATGTCGTCTTGCGTCATGGTGTTCCCCTTGCTTTCAGCATGGCGTCTGCCATTATGTAAGCGTTTTTTGCGTAATATTGATCAGTAGCATCCCTGCCGTCTGGCGTACCTCTCGGGCTTGCAATCAATGCTTGCATCGCCTTGGCAGCGAAGTAGTCCTTCAAGGTCATGCCATATGCGTGAGTAATAGGGTCATGGGTGGGGGGAAACGCTGGGCCTCCTGTGTTTGTTGTCATTTCAATATCTCCCGTTCCAGCACTGCAACCGCAGCGTCAATCTGTTCAAACAAATAGTGCGGTAATGATGTAGTCGTTGCGCCTTCGATTGCCGACAACAGCTTGAGTAGTTGAAGTAATTCTGGCTTGGTCATAGCATCCCCCAGACAAACCCAGCTATGCCAGCCAAAAATGTAATTGTCATCAGCACTAAAAAGATTATTGTTACCCAGTGCATGATTTCATCGATCATGTTGTAGTCATCGTCATCGTTCATAGTTGCACCTTTCTTGTCTTGAGTCCGCGATGTGTGTAGCACTGCACCGACCCATCCTCTAGCATCTTCCAGGCGGCATTCTCGCCGCACATTTTTTGAATTAGCTCCTCTGCCGTATCTATCCGTGCCTCGTGTTCGCTGGGGCCGTCTAGCAAGTATGCTGCCGACAAGACCGAGGCTACTAAGGCTGCTGCAATCCAGTTTAGCATTCTCCTTCTCCTTTACACTTATGGCAAATAGTGCCATCAAACTGACCTTCTCCTGAACCGGAGCAGGCTGGACAGATGCCTTCTTCTAAAACTTCTGGGCCATCGTCAGCCATATAGGCTGCTAGATCTTCTTCGTAGTCAATCATTATTAGCTCCAAAGAACTTCTGTAGCTGCTTGTACAGGGTGTGCGCTTCGGAAAGGGTCATCTTTTCGATGTCGATGGTGGCTGGTTGTGGAGTTGACTGCTCCAACAACTTAGCATTAACAAGATAAGGGTTGGCGGCACGCTCAACCTTTGTGGTGGGCAAAGCCCGCAATAGTTCATACTCTTGCCCGACAGCGGCCCATTGCGCAACGAGGCGTTTAATGCTAGTGCCGCGCGGTCCTTTTATCCGGGTCAGTTCATGCCTGGCAAGGGCAACCATGCCACGTGAGTACATTGAGTTTATTGCTGAGCTGACATTGCCACGCGGCACATGCAGCATACTTGCAAGGCAGGCTGCGGAGCGCGGCAACTTGGAGTCGTGCAACAGCTGCCAAATACGCTGCGTGAGGGGCGGAAGTTTTACACCGGCTTGAGCTAGCGCAGACGAGATTTGATTCATAGGTTTTCCTTATAACATTGAGACGGCGAGACTGCCGTGAGTGCATTGTACAACACTTTTTTGAGTGCCATACAATTATTTTGTGACCCCAAGGTCATTAAGCATGGCGTGAGCTTTTTTGATGTACCAGTCATGGTCAATGTCATCAGGCAAAGAATCCGGCAGAATCATGAGCGGCTTGGCCCCATCGGTTATAGGGACCTTGTTGCCATTCTTTTTGTAGTGTATGGCCCCTTGCTCATCTTTGGCATAGTACCAACGGACTGCTTTACCTAGATACTCATTGTTCTTGATAGCCCCTCCGGTAACAGCTCTGACCGAGATGAACTTACGAATCTCTGTACACTCATGGATTGTGGTCTCTATCGGAATGTCAAGCTGTAAGTAGTCCACAACGGCTTGCGTACAGATCTGAGTTGTCGGTGTTTTGGACAGGTTTTCATCGGCATAAACACCTTTGACTTTATACCCGCCATTGCGCTTAAGTGCAATGTAGTTGTTGATGTCACGCGAGTAGACCGCAGAATAAGAGGTCTCTTCAGTGCTAAAGCCAGTTGTTCTTTCCCACCTGGCAACAATGGTCTCCATGGCCGCTTGGTTGCGCTTTTGGCAATAGATGATGATGCCATCAGTATTAGCACTCACAACACTAATGCTTTGTTCTTCAAGAGCCTCAATAAGCATTAGCAAGCTGAGTTGCCCAGTCACGGTTGTTTGAATAAGTATGTTAGGTCCATAGAGGGCTGACCACCGTGACCCAAATTTGCCAAAGCTCCCGTTGATCGTAACTTTTAAAGCCTCGTTGATGACCTTATTGCCCTCTCTTTTTGCCTTGATTCTTTTCTCCACAAGGGATCTGTAGACGGTCAAGAAGTCAGGCCCGATATGGTCAGGATAAAGCTTCTGGTTCAGGATGACGCTAGGATAGTAGCTAGTCACGTCGCGGTCAACAATGATGTGGTTGGCGTCAGCTATGTAGTGAACTTTTTTCTCGCAAGAATGAATCCCGCCAATGCCTAGTTGGTATGTGCTAGACCCGACCTTGATCTTGAGTTTGCCGACCTCCAATGGTTCAGCAACGTCACCTTTTTCATTGAGTGTGAATGGCCGCGTCTTAAAAATGTCTAAGGCATTGCCTAACCCTGGATGCTTAAACGCAACAAACAACGGAGGAACATAGTTGAATGAAAAGTCTTTAGGCAGACTAGGTCGAGAAACCTTCTCACCCTTGATTGCCTCGATCTGTTTTTTGATGACCGACTCAGCTATTTGAGCATCTGACTTTGACCGTAACTCCAAGCCATACTCTTTGCCCATCTGTTCACGTAGCTCAATCTGTTCACTGAGCCGGCCGTATAGGTCAATCGTTGTGTCTAAGTCGTTGATGCAGTAGCTACTCAGCAAGTCTCTTTCGTTTCGCTTGATCGTTGCGTTTGGTTCTATTGGCAAGTCTTGCATGCGTTTACTGTGCAAGCGACCACCATAGATCTTTAAACTTGCCTTCCCAGGTGCAACTTCAATCAAGTCAATGTGATCGATGTACTGGCATCTTGGCAATGTGTACTTTGATTCTGCATCCCAAGCCCTAAGATCATTGACAATGATGTCATCTGACAGAGCCTTCAGCTTTTGTGAATCAAAGCCGGCAATGGATCCTTTAAGCAAAAGCAGGTCATAGCGGTTGCCATTGAACGTGATGATTGTGTACTTGGACAAAAGGCTTTTAAGTGGCTCAACGTCAAAGTCTTCCCAGTCTGAGCGTTCAAAGGTTGCAATCTTGCCATTAGCAACGGACTTGATGGCAATCAAAAAGTAGTTGACATAGCATTCAATGTCAAGTACAGCTTTATTCCGCATACTGACTCCATGCACGACCTGCTAAAACCCACAATTCTTTGCCACTGGATGGGTAGTCTTTATCGGCAACGATGCGCTTTATGCTTGTGCACAATGCTAGTTTGGTGCAGCTTATGCACGGCGCTGTTGTGCAGTACAAAGTGTCGGCTTCATCGACTTGACGCAGTCTAGCTATTGCGTTTTGTTCAGCATGGGCTGACATGCAAAGATCTAAGCCTGAACCACTAGGCAGTCCGGCTCCTGCACAAGGCACATCAATGCAATGTTGCGATCCTGGGAAAGACCCGTTGTAGCCGGAAGACAAGATGTATCCGTTGCCAGTTATCACGGCACCGACTTGCCTTCTGGAACAGGTTGCTCTTTTGGCAAATGCCCTAGCAACTTGCATGTAAGTCTGATCTAGCGTTGGTCTTGTCATGATGGTTGCCGACCTTCTCTATGCTTGATGTGATTTATGTTGAATATTTTTGAACGGTCTACGCTGTCATAGCCTCTAGGCTGGATGTATTGCTCGCAGTACCGAATCAAGTCACAACCGGGAGCAGCATCTTCAACGTCCATCGGTCTAGAGTTGAACAAGTCACAAAACATTCTTGTGCCGGTATCATAAAAGCTTTGTTTGCCCATTTTGCCTATAGGCTTAAAGACCAGCTCAAGGGCTGCTGTTGCATTTGCGCCATGATAGCAGTTTGAATTCTCATCAACGAGTTCTGGAAAGTACTCAGCAATGTCCATGACCCAGGCGGTTAGAACAAACTTGAACCTTCTCCATCCATGCAGTGTCTGCCAGTCTAAGCACCAGTCAACAGCGGATTGGATTTTTATCGGTTCTGATTGGTCAACCAACCAATTAAAAAAGTCTCGGGCAAGCTTAGGGGCTATGTCAACTAGGTACTCACGGCCTCCTTGACTATAGGCTGCCGAAGGCTTGTTAAACGAAGGTATTTGGTTGCCCATTGAACTAAACATCGGGCCTTCAAAATCTTTGATCAACCGCCTAATTGAGTCCTCACCGTCTGCGTTCTTGCAGAGGTAAGGGACTGGCGAGTTGTACCAGCCATGCGGTGGCAGCTTAGCGTCACCGATCATGGCAAAGCTTGCACCTGAACCACAAATCCTGTGCACAAGAAAAATGTAGAACCATTCTGCATCGTTGAACTTGTCAGCGTAGCCTTCACATGCATAGCCGTGTTTGACATTCCATTTGTGTTTTGGATTGTCTTTGCCTAAAAACATTTCTTGTGGCACGTTTGAAAAGCCAGCAGCCCATCGGCTGACTGTGTCATAGATGTGAATGTTGTCTTGTAAAGGGCAGCCACTTTTAGTAGACTCAGGCAACATGCCAACGTTACGGTCTTGCAGCAACTTAGCTCTATGGTGATACGCAACCGCTTCTAAGAAGTAGATCGACGGCTCTAGGTTGTAGTCTGAACAAAGATCCCATTCTTTGTTCAGTGCATCACGATACGGATGCCTATCAATTTCATGCAACTCCAATGAGTGCAGTAGTTCAGGGCTATGGTTTAGCATCATGGCCCACGCTCCAGGTCAGACATGTCACCCCATTCCCGCTGGCTTTTTAAGGGTATATTTTGGACTTGTTTATACTGAGCCACTACTTTGTCATCGGTGCCAACGTTTATGAAGATTGAGTCATCTATGCCAAAATTTTCAAAGTCTTCCCAGCACTTGGCATCATAGTTTGCCGTTGACGGGAAAGGTGGCCGTTTGTTTAGTGGTACGTCTTTCAAAAACGGTTGAGATGATGACCATAGGATTGCATTGCCAATCTCACCATCATGCATATTACGAGCAACGATCACGCCACGGCAAGCTGCTTTAGGCCAAGCTATTTGCAATGCACGAATGGCTGTTCCAGTAGACACCGACATCCAAATCTCACTAGGATCTTTACCTAGTTGTTCAGTGACAAGTCCTGCAAGATTGATGATGCCGGCTGTGACCAATGGTGTTTTGCCAAGTCCAAAAGGCAAGTACTTTGCCCCATGCTTTTCAGCCCACTTCTTAGCATAGCTGTTTAAGGTTGGCATTGCTGCAATCTTGATAAAACGCAAGTCAGACCCATAAGACAACAGTGCTTTTTGATGCATTGAAGGTTCGCCTGATGCTGGACAAAAGAACACGCAATGTTTGCCATAGAGTTTGGCAAGGGTTGCAATTGCATCCATAGCCATACCTACGCGAGGAGCACAATAGACTAAAACGTCTTCTTTGCACTCCGCTATCAACTGCTCAGCGCCGTAGCCTTTCAAGCTGCTAGCACTAGCATCGCCTCTGAACACCCACTTTTTACCATGGGGCCGTACTACTGGGGCTGACAGCTTTGACTTAAAGCCATTGCGCATTGCAATGTAGTAGGACCTTGCATCATGTCTGCCCCAGCCTGCCGGAATGTCCATGTTTGACTTGCTAGTTGTGCACGTGAAGATACTCATAGTTGACCCCAATCAAAACGACGGTAAAAAGGAGGTGCAATGTGCACCGATGAGTTGAGCTCCATGAAAATGTTTGCATACTCTTCAGGGTCTACGGAGTACCAGCTGCTTGGCGGACTGATCAAGCATTGTTGGCTCATTTTGTCCATAAACAATTCAGTCCAATACCGCCTTTGATCTACTGTACCAGTGAATGGGGTTCCTTTATAAAAACCGGTTTGAGGGATCTTGCGCTTTTCCCATTCGATCGGTACAGGGGCGGCAATTTCAACTTGAATGTCATACTCACTGTTTAAAAAGTTGGCCACATCGGCATAGTTGCTGCATAAGTCAATGACGGCTTGTTTAGGGGCGCTCTGTCGACCGATATGATGTCGGATGTCTATTGATCCACAGACTAAAGTTACGCGCCTTGGTTTGTGAACCAAGCGGCCTATTTGCTCAACAAAATAGCCTTTTTGTAATGCCCCATGCAACGTTAGTCCGTTTGTCCGGATTACACCTGAACCGCTAGCTGCAAAGGCCGTTGAGTGGCTGTCACCGATTGCGACTACGTCGTTTTTAAGATCTTGTTGGGTCAGTGTTGTCGAGGCTTGAAGGCGCGCATCTAGATTGGCCAAAAGGGCAGACGTCAGCCTAGTTGAGCATGTGGCCTGGCCTAAGCGTTTAGACAATTGGTGTGCATAGTTTGGCATAGGCCAATCCAAGCTGACTAGTTGTCCTTTGTAGTTTGCCAATTCTTCAAGCTTGTCAACTAAGCCTTCACTGACCCCTCCGAACAAATTGAGCACTCCGCCAAAATTGACGCCATGCTCCACGTATAGGATTGGGCAAGTTAGCGGGTCAGTTGGCCCAGCAACAGGCACGCCAAGACATTCTGCCCAATGCATGGCCCAGCCACGCACATGGCTTTTTGGACGGACAGGTATGTTTTGAAATGGGTTGTAAATCATTTTACAAGCCCGATGTGCCGTGGATAGATGTGCAAAGATCCTGCATTCCAGTACATGTTGCCTTTGACTAAGTCAGGATAGGTTTGTTGCAGCCTGATCAAAGCAAAGTCGTGGACAGTATTTTGCCAAAAGTAGTCACCTTTATACCCATAGACTGCATCATTAGAACGCATGTTGACGATGTGGTTCAGCTGGCCGTCACGGATAAGTAGCTGAGTGCTGTACGTGCACATGAAGTCACGCATGCCGTCGATGACCGAGTCTTCATGCATCGAGGGTCGAATGTAAATGATCACGGCTTGCCGGCTCTCTTTGTTTAAGACAAGGGAGTCAATTGCCTTATGGAATTGATAGCCGTTCTCAGCGCTAAAGACACACCATCCATAGTTTGAGTTGATCCGACCCTTCTTGCTTGCAACTTGTTGCCAGACCGCAGGCACAGGCGGAGCAATGTCATTAGTGTTCAACGACTGGCTCATGTACCAACGCAGCTCACGAGCATTCCATTCGGCATTCACTTCACCAAAAATGGAAGGCTCATCGGCTATGAATGATGCATTGACAATCTCCAACATTCCAGATTCGTTTGGCTTCATAGCCTTGAACTGGTCTCGGATGCCTTGGACTGCTGTAAAGTAAGGTTTAACTGGTTTGAGCCTCGTTATCTGATCAAACAGTTTCTTTCCACGGTTGTAGAATTCTTTGTCTTTTCCTGTGCTGTTATCCTTACTCATTACTTGCTCCCTACAAAGCGGTCATCTTTATCTTTGTTGTGGGCTGTATGCTCCATCAGAATAAAGAGTTGGGTTCCAGCATGGGCAAGGTGGGGCAGCCCTGATTCTGGATCAGTGTCTTCACCTTGCCAGAAAGCAAAAAGATGCCGTATGATGGAGCCATAGGTACGTGACCAAGCAACAGTCTCGCCTTGACGGTACGAGTTGGCAAAGTACTTCTTGGCACCAAAGCCAAACACATTGGCAACTTGCATCATTGGGTCTATTGGTAGCAGATCTACTCGCACCTTTGTTGCGTCAAACTTAGGTGCAAAGCCAGGTTGGATTGTGCCATCTGAGCTAGGTGCAATTGGGGATAGTGCAGGAACTCGGTCAATGATTTGTTCAAGTTCTGCTTCAGGGCCAATCCAACCTTTAGGTTTGACTAGGTCACGCTTGAAGCCACCACGCTTATCACCATTTTGGCCAACTTCTTTGGCCATGTTTGCCTTCATGACCTTCTCAAAGCCTTCAAGCAAAGGCAGCCCTTGTCTGTCAAGAGTGCCAACAGCAAACACGATCAGATCGAGAAGGGCGTCGTACTCATCGACCAATGTAGTTGCGGCGTTGTACTCATCAAGTTCCTCTTGCAAAGCTTTGACTCGAAAGGCTTTTTCATGAGGATCAAGATGCCAAGGCACGCCAATGCTTGATGTCAAACCAAATTTTTTGTGCATGGCCTTGACAAGGCCCATAATCCTGCTTTCCATAACTAACTCCTTCGTATTGATTAAACGGGCTTTTCACCCGATCGACGCATTGACCTGCGCTAAGGTTTGTTTTTAGCCGAGCAAGTCGGCATCTTCTTTGGCAAAGTTGGCAAAGTCATCAGAAGCTTCAGTGCGACCACTAAAGGCCTCACCGTCTTTGACTTTCATGATGTTGTCCAAAGCAATCGACACGCCTTTGCCACCAGTAGGATGCTCCCAAGCATAAGCTCGGATTGACGCCCTGTAGTAAGCACCGCTATAGATCTCATTGGCATCCATGATGGGTTTCAGAGAGGCATCAACAATGCCTGGCTTGTTGTTTGACGTGGCTTGCACGCTGTAGCAGCCCGCAAACTCAGGCCTTTCTTATTCATCACCATCTTTGACAGGCGACTTCATCTTTGGAGGTATTTTGCCCCATTTTGCTTTGGCTGTCTCAT